CAAGATGTTTTATTCCTACCTAACCGCCATGATTTAATCCTTGCTCGTAGCAAGAATCCAATCGGCAAATGTCTTATCCGTGTTGTAGAGCGCCCTTCACTTGATGGCGAAAGCCGTGGGCAGTTTGATGATGTGCTTGCAATTCAAGTTGCAAAAGCACGATATGCGCTTCTTTCACTTGAAGCGGCAACCAAGTCAGTACAAGCCCCCATCGCAATGGGAAGAAACGACCAGGAGTTAGCCCTTGGACCAGATGCAATTATTCGTTCTGAACGCCCTTCCGAAATTCGCAGAATACCGTTGGAAATACCTCAAGGTGCTTTTGCGCAACAGCAAGTGCTTGAAGGAGAACTGCGCTTAGGCAGCCGTTATCCTGAGTCACGAACAGGTAACATTGATGCTTCAATCGTTACGGGTCGTGGTGTGCAGGCTCTTATGGGTGGATTTGATACCCAGGTTAAAACAGCACACGCAATGTTTGCCCGCGTATTTGTTGACTTAATGGGTCTAGCCCTAGAAGTTGACGAAAAAGTATTCGGTGGAGAGATTAAAGACATCAAGGGTAACCGTAATGGTGTGCCTTATGCGATTAAGTACAACCCAGCCAAGGATATTGCTGGCGATTACACCGTAGATGTTCAATATGGTTTGATGGCAGGGCTTGACCCTAACCGTGCATTGGTCTTTGGACTACAAGCACGCGGTGATAAGTTGATTTCACGCGACTTCTTACGCCGTCAGATGCCATTTTCGTTTAACGCATCACAAGAAGAAGAAAAGGTTGACACAGAGGAACTGCGCGATGCTATGAAGCAAGCGATTGCATCATACGCACAGGCAATTCCTGCACTTGCATCCCAAGGTCAAGACCCTTCTGACATTTTGTACAAACTTTCATCAGTTATTAACGCACGCCAAAAGGGAACTTCAATCGAAGTTGCAGTTTCAGAGGCGTTTGCTCCAGTTGAGCAACCAGCACCAGCAATGCTTGAGCAGATGGGTCCAGAAATGGGCATGCCAGGGCAACCAGGTGGAGGCGGTGGGTTACCAGAAGGCTTAAGTGCTACTGGTCGCATGGTTGGTGTGGCACCAGGACAGATTGCTCCAGGTGGTAGACCAGATGTTCAATCATTACTAGCAGGATTAACACAAAGAGGTGAGCCTAATTTACAGGCTTCACTAATCCGCCGTACACCAGCCTGAGGAGGTGAAAGAAATATGAAGATGACAAAGAAATCAGTCGCTAATCAAGGAACACCAGGAAAAGCGTATGTAAAGCCAGCCCGCAAGGATGGTGTACCACGCGCAGGTTCGTCTGCAGGAGGCTCAACAGCCTTTGGCAAGCAACCTGGAGGAACTAGAGGTTCAAAGAACAAGTAGTGAACAAGTCGCCAATGTACAGCGACTCTAAATAAGTGGCAGGAACTATCCTGGGCAAGATACCAAACTGCTCACCAACTTTTAATTAGTCGCTCTTATAGCGAAGGGAAATAGAAATGGCAGTAGCAGCAGAAAATAACTTTGCGGTATCCGCAACAGGTGGTGCAGGCAGTGCAGGACAACCAGCACAGTACACACCTAATATGGATAACGGCGGCGATTTCTACGAACTTCAAACAGCGGCAAAGATGAACAAGTCAGGCGTTAATCTCAAGGCAGCAGGTTCCACTATGCGTGGTGCTGCTGATTCAGGGATTGTTCCGATTGATGCGCCCACTATTTACCCAGAAGAAGGTGTAGATACTGGTGCTGCCATGGGACCAAACGCAGGCGAAGAAGTAATGGCTGCACCCTCAATGCTTAGTGCGCAGAACAATGAGGATATTGCTAAGTTAACTGCATATCTTCCTGTATATGCCCGCATTGCAGAGTCTCCAAATGCCACAAATGCAACTCGTAACTTTTACCGTTACATGCGAAGCAGAGTGCAGGGCTGATGGCTTGGTATGATTCAGTAGGAAAGATGGCGAAGTCGGTAATTGACTTCACTGGAATTCCTGGCTTAATACATGATATTTCAACCGCTGGTTCAAACGATGACCCATGGTATGTAGATGGTATCAATCTAGTTAAAGATACCGTCAAGATTGGAACTACTCCAGTTCGTGGAGCCGTTAAAGGTGTGCTTGCATTAGGTCAAGCATCATACGAACTAGGCGGTAAGGTACGCCGTGAGGGTGTAGATGTACTTCTTAGTAACCCGTTTATGTACAACAAGTACAAGAACGCAAACGAATCGTACTCAGACTACACAACTCGCGTAGATAGAGAGAAAGAAAATATATCTCTAGGTCAAGCAACACTTGGCGCTATCTCTCCAGGTAAGAACGCAGGAGATAACAGCGGATGGTTTGCTGATTGGACTGATAATAACTTTAGATTCCTATCATCTGGCTTTGATTTATTCAGCGCAGAAGATAGAGAAATTGCTTTTAATGACCAGTACACAGGTAAGTTCATCTCTGGTATCCAGGATGTTGTTGCCTCTACTATCATTGACCCACTGACATTTACAGGTTTCTTGGGCAAAGGCGCAGTAATTGCAGCCAAAGCACCAATGCTTGAGAACATCAATGGTCGTACAGCCCGTGCAGTCTTTGGTAAGTTCGCTATGACCAATGACCGATTGGATGGATTGCTTACTAAAGCCCTTGATGGTAAGGGTGGAGCAGTAGCAGATATTAAGTTTCTTGCAGAAAGCGATGCTAAAACACAGTACGCTTACTGGAAAAAGAAGCGCGTAACTAACCCAGATGCCATGGCTTATATCTTTGGTAGGGCTAATACGGATGAAGAAGTAATTGATACTTTCCGTGCAGTTATGCTTAAGGACACAACAGCACTTGCTAAGCGTGCTGAGGCTGACCCCAATGTAGCACTTGCACTTGATGCGGCGCAGGATGTTCCACATCCACATCGCCAAGCACTTGAAGGTAAGTTAGATGGCGACATACTTGTATCTGAACCTTACAATAGCGCACTAGGTGTGCATGTTAAGTCACTTGCAGAAGAAGATTTCCGTTATCGTGCAGCACTTGAGACTGTATCAACTGGTGGACAACTTAAGTATGGATTTAGCCGTGGACCATGGGAAGGCAAGTTGGCTGCAAAGTCATCTAAGCAAGCCCGTGAAACATTTGCAGAAGCAGACTCTGCTATCTTCCAAGCATCTTCAATGCACCCAATTATTAAGGTTGTTAATTATCTTTCAAAGGAACTGCCAAGTGGTGCGTTCAATGTAAATGATGGTGACTCCTATGTAGAGTTTAATGCTTTCTTGCGTGAGGCTAACCTTCTTTCAAGAGGTAACTTTGGCTCTAAGGCTGCAGCCTATGCAGATGAATATCTTGCAGGGGTTACACCAGGTGAGCGTTTAAATACTATTAAGCGTGCTGAGCGTGATGCAATGGAAACACTCTTTCCTAATTACGATAAGCAGCAACTAGATACACTCTATGCAGTCTTTGATGCTCGCCGTGCGAGCGCAATCAAAAAGCATAATGACCAAGGCTTTGTTTCCTACATGGAGAACGGTCAAGTTGTTGTTGCTCAGGCTCCAGTGCTACAGCGAGAATCTGCAAACATTGTTGTTATTGCAGACTTACGCAAACTTAAGCATGGTATTGATGCACATGAAGCAACATTGCCAGGACTCCTTGATGGTATTCAAGTAGAAGATATTGCAATGCGTACAGAGCGTGGCTTGGCTGCGCTTAATACAGTCAATGACATCTTCAAGACATCGGTACTAATGCGCCTTGGTTACACAGTTCGTAACCTTACAGAAGCGCAACTATCTATGCTTGCAAAGGGTTTTGCTCTACCAGCAATGGTTGCGGCAGGTGGTAAGGATGGCGTTGCACGCTTCTTCAATAACCGCAAGGTTGGATTCAACCGTCTTATTGACCAAGTAAATGTTTTCAGTGGCAAGGTTGATGACTTAAAGACTTTGCAATATGAATTTGCTACAGGTATTGACCAACTGCGTGCAGTAGATATGAGCCGTCAGCAACTTGCTAAGGCTGTATCAACTCGCATCGGTGAGATTGAGCGCGATAGATTTAAGTTACGCCTCACTGGAGATACTGGTCCTCTCAATGTAGAGGATGAACTACGCACACTTCGTGGCGCACTTGAGGACCTGGAATCAGTAACCCTTTATCACGGTAGCCCAGATGATGTGTTTGCTCTCGACAAGACTCGCTCTCTTGCCCTGTCTGCTTCGCCTACGATTGCTAATCGTTACGCATCAGGTGGCATTATCAAGTCAGTTGAACAGTACATACCAACACCAACAGGTAAGCCTGGTCGCCTTGGTCAGAAGCCAGAGTTAACTCCTGGTGCAGAAATTGGAACTCCTGGTGTTGCGGAGCAAATGCCACTTGCTGAATTTGAAGAAGTAAAACAATATGTTCGTGGTGGGTACGCTGAAACACAACTAGATTTGCGTGACCCAAACCGATGGGGAACTACAAACAAAGAGAAAATTCCCGCAATGTTGCAGCGAGCAATTCAACGCAGCGTTATCAAAGAAAACACAGTTGTGTATAGAGGAACATCTAACCCAGATATTCTTAATGCAAAAGTTGGCGATGTTATTACCGAAAAAGGATTTACATCTACATCCAAAAAATATAGAATTGCAGAAAAGTTTGCTTTTGTTAGTAAAGAAAAAAATAGCACAGTTGTTAGAATTCAATTACCTAAAGGTACAAATGGATTGGATATTGTTGCATCTTATAGGGGTTTCTCTAAATTAGATTCAGAACTTTCTAAAACACAGGGTATTGAATTAAAATTAACTGATGCTGATATATTTGGCGAAAGCGAAGTATTACTTCCAGCGGGAACAAAATTTGAAGTTGTTGATTTAATTGAAGGACAGGCAGCAACTAAAGATTTTCCTGAAATCAAGCAAGTTGTTACACTACGCGCAATCGTAGAAGAACCCAAGTTACCTACACCTAAGCGCCAAGATGTGCTTAATGAGGCTATGCTTCGCCTGCAGTCAGATATGATTGATGCCGTTAATAGCGGTGCCTCAGTTGAAATCAAGCGTGGTGCTACATGGCAAAAGGTCAAGGCTATTGACTATGAGACACTTGTACTTACTAGCGAATCAGATGACTTAGAAACAGTCTTGTTTAAGGACTGGTCAGTACGCCCTATCTTTAGAGTTAATGCAGTTAAGGGTTCTGTAACCCCAGTGCGTGCCTATGGCAAGCCACTGTATATGACTCAATGGAGTGACATCCCTGTAGAGATTAAAGATGCTGCCTTCGGTGGCAGCCAAAAGTCTTATCGTGCGTGGGTAACCAGCAAAGGCTGGAAAGATGCAGACGACAAAGCCACAAAGGTTATGCAAGATAACGGCTATGGTCGTTTGATTGTTGCAGATGATAAGCGTGCAGGTGGCGTAAGTCACATCGTTCTTCCTGGCACCATTGGTGCAGAGGGTCGAGAGAACAGTGTTAAGTCTTACCTTTCTAAACTTGATGAAGAAAAGTTAGCAGAAGTTGTTGAGGATTTCCCAGCAATGGAGCAGAAGTTTGCAACTGCTAAAGAACGCCGCATGGCTCGTCATCAGGCAGTAAAGCGCCAACGAATACAGCGTAAAGACAACGCAGTTAATCCTTATTACACTAAGGAAAATGTCCACGCTATGATTAACAATGGTGTTGAGGATGCTGCTGAGAATCTCTCACGCATCTACGCAATGCAACATGCACATCTTGATGATATGGCAGACCGCATTGGCGCTCGTATTACTGCAGCCGAAAGCAATGCAATCAAGTCACGACTTGGTTATGGCACTATGGATGTTGCAGCCAATGGTCACAACTATGCACTGCCTAATGCTTTTGAAGGCGCATCATGGTTCCTTGGTCGTACATCTGCTGAGCAGACATGGAACGCAATGGTATCTTCACAGGAGATGGCATTTACAACTGGCATAGGTTCACGCACAGTAAGCGGAGTTAAGCCTAATGACCCACGCTATTTTGAGGCTTGGTCAAACATACTTAACATGCACTTCCGTGACCCAGAATCAGGAGTGATGGACCCACTGGTTCGTCAGATTCTTGACGGTGCCACTGATACAGATTTACTTAAGTGGTTCAAGACATTTGATGGCAGCAAGTATGCCAATGATACCTACACCCGCGTTGGTGAGGGCATTGGATTTACTAAGTTGCGTGCTGGTGAACTTGATGAACACCTTGCAGAGAAAATTGCAATCACTCGCAATGCTGTAAAGGTTTACATCCCAGATGAAGAAACAGCGCTATTCCTTTCAGCGGCTACCCCAGAGGGTAGACCAATGACAGGCGGCGAAGTTCAGGATTATCTAGTCAATCGCTTTGGTAAGAACCCAGAGGAGTTGCCTGAAATCAACGGACTTCTTGTTACTACCTCTAAGGAATACAAGGACCAAGAGCGCCTTATTGATACCTTTAACCGCCGCGTAATGCGTTTCCTTGGCTCACTGCCAGAAGATGTATTCGCTCGTCACCCATTAACACAGAGTGTTTACTCTCGCCGTTTGCGTTTGAACATTGACCAGATGGCTACAGCCAAGGGTACTGACCGTCTAACTGCAGAAGAACTTAGCCGTGCAGTACGCGGTGCAAGAGAAGAAGCACGCCAAGAAGTAGAGCGCACGCTCTTTACGATTGTTCGCCGTACAGGTGCATCATCTAGCACAGTAATGTCACTGATGTTCCCCTTCTATAAGGCTTATGAGAATACTATTAAGCGTTGGGGTGGTATCGTCACAGAGAACCCTTCTGTCTTAACCAACATCTCACGCACCATTGCTCAGGTAGTTAATGGGCAGTTAGTTGTAGACCAAGATGGTAACCGCATCGAAGATGCTACCCAGATTGGCGCAGGCGGTAACCTAGTTATTCAGGTTCCACAAGGATTCATCAATTCACTTCCAGCATCATGGAAGCCTATTGTTGAAAACTCATTTAAGAACATTAACATCCCGCTGCAGAGCCTTGATGTTATTACACAGGGTCAACCTGGTAACCCAGGTGCTGGTCCTATCCTTGTTGCTCCAGCGTATCTAATTCTTAAAAGCAGACCAGAACTTGAACAAGCGTTTGAGCCTTTCTTCCCTGCAGGTCAGCCACAAAAGGTAACAGACTTGTTTACCCCTGCTGTAATACGCCGTTTAACAACGATGTGGACACAGGATGAACTCTATGTTCGTACCTTTAATCAGATGCTTCGTTACGAAACATACAACTTCAATTCAGGCAAGCGTGATGAGCCTACATTGGATGAGATTACAGATAAGACAAACAAGTTCTTCTTGCTCCGTGCGTTGACTTCAATCTCTGCACCATTTGCTATCTCACCTGAGATGGATTTCTACCAGCGTGCGTTCCGTCAGTTCCAAGAACAATACGGAGCAGGCGAAGCAGAGGCTAAGTTCCTTGAGATGTATCCAGATTACTTCGAGGCTACTGTTAGTCTTTCTAAGAGTCCAGGTGGGCTTGAGGCAAATGTGCAGACAGTGCGTAACCTTAAGAAGTACGGCAACCTTATGGCTGCTGCAGAGGCATCTGATAACCCAGAGTTGATTGGCTTCCTTGCCAATGACTTTGATGGTCAGTACACATTTAGTCAAGCAGCATACCAATGGCAGTACCGTAAAGGTGCATACCCTGGTTCAAAGAATACTTATCGTCAGAATCGTAACCCTGCTGAACTCGTACGCGATGCCAACATCAAGCGTGGCTGGACTGAGTTCGGAAGAATTATGGATGGCATTGATGCCTTCAAGATTCAAAACGGTATCAGTTCTGACCGCGACCCTAAACTTGCTAACCACTTAGAAGCAAAGCGACTATGGGTTAAGGCAACTGCAGAAGTTAACTTCGACTGGTACTCAGAGTACATCTCACCAGATAGAGGCAAGTACGAGCGCCGTGCAAGAGTTCTTGAGACAGCGCTACAGGATAAGGCTTGGATGACTGCCAATGGCAATCGCCCAGTAGTTAAATCACTTGCTGTCTACCTAGATGTACGCAAGAAGATTGCTGCAGTCCTTGCTCAGCGTGACCGCTTAGGTGGTTCTGCTTCACTAGAGGCAAAGAGCAATGCAGATATTTCAGATGTATTTGGTGCAATCAAGACACAGTTAGTTGCCGAAAGTCCAGAGTTCGGTGAGTTCTTTAATCGTTACTTCATAAATGATTCGGTGGTGGTTTAATGGCAGGCGAAAAAGACAAGCCAAAGACAAACTCTGGCAACGCTGCTGGTACTGGCGCACCTAAGTCAGCAAACTTTGATGCCATCCTCGCGCAACTTGCTGCAAGCGGTGGCGCTCCTCAAGGTGGCGGTACAGTCTTTACTGAACAAGAGGCATCAGCCTATGTTCAGGCTGTCTACCAACAGTTGTTGGGTCGCAATGCCGTAGGCGTTGAGTACCGTAAAGGTGTTAATGCTTTCTTAAGTCAGAGCCAAGATACGGGTGTTAGTGGTCGTCAACAGGCTATTGAATCAATGGTCCAGTCAAGCCCTGAGTTTGTTAAGCGTACAGAAAATACATACCTTGATGCTATCTATAACGAGGTTGCTAAAGATGTTAGGAGTACACGCTAATGGCAGACCCAAGAGCAGGTGCCCAAACTCAGACACCTGAGGATAAACTACAGCAACTTGGTAGAGCAATCTATCAGTATGAGCAAATTGTTAAATCAGAAAAGCCAGGTAGCCCAGAGTTTAATAAGGCTGCTGCCGCTCTTAAGAAACTTCGTGAACAGTTTGCTGCCGCAAATAAAGAAGTGCAGACAAAGCGTGATGCTGCTAAAAGAACAACAGCACAGAAAAAGTTAAAGGCTCTTGAAGAAGAACGACTCCGCAAGGTAGCCCTTGACGAAGATACAACTGATGTTGATAATAAGATTACTGCAGAAAAAAATAAGGCTACTGCAACTCCTCCTGTTACACCTAAGGCTGGAGTTAAAGATTCTGACGGCGATGGCACTCCAGATGTTGTTGACAAGACACCAACTGTTGCTAACAAGCCACCAGTAATCGTTAAGCCAAAGCCAAAACCTGGCGATGGGTCTGATACTCCTCCTCCAGCAGATGGCTTAGATACTAAAACACTTTGGGTGTCATACCTGCGTAGTACATTTGCTTCCCTTGAAGATAAGACTCAGAAGGCTCAGATTGATAAACTTCTTGAGGATGCTAAGAAATTTAAGTATGACGAAAAAACCTTTATGGAAATACTTAAGGGTACTATCTGGTGGCAGACAACATTGCCATCAATGCGTTCTTTCTTTCTTGAGACATCTGACCCACGCAATGCATCTACCTTCACTGAGAAGGTCCAGAACAAGATGTCAACCATTGCCGCTAAGTTGGATACCCTTGGTATCTCAGCAATGTCAACTGACCCAGCCACTGGCAAGTTAATTGACAACTCAGAATTTATTAAAGGTCTTGCTATGCAGACCATCCAGAACGGTTGGGATGATGCGCAACTAGAAGATTTTATTGCAACCAAATCAAATGTTATGTTTACAGGTGGAGGAACCCTTGGTTCTACACTTGAGAAGGTTAAGAACCAGGCATATATGTATGGCATCAAGATTGATTCAGCGCTTGAGAAGGAGATTAACTTCTCACTTCTTGACCCTAACGATGGTAGAGATGCTAACTATTGGCTTTATTCAATGAAGCAACAAGCAATGGATAGTCCAACATACAAGCCGTTCTCCGAGTCTCTCAAGGCTGGGCGTAGCCTATATGAAGTAACCAATAACTACCGCCAACAGATGGCTAACTTGTTAGAGGTTGACTCAACAGCAATTACATGGGATGACCTCATGGGTAAAGTTGTTGACAACACAACTGGCAATGCCCGCACCTTCGCTGACTTCACTAAGCAAGTTAAGCAAGACAAACTCTGGCAGTATACAAAAAATGCAAAGGAAACATATAGCAATATGGCACTTGACCTTGCACGAACATTTGGGTTCAGCGGCTGATGGCAATAGACGACATTGATGCATCAGACCGTAAACTTATGGCGCAAGCCCGCGCTGGGCGCGGAGTTATTGCAGCACAAAACGCAGCAACTACTAAGGCTCCAACTAACGATGCCGAAATGCTGGCTGCTCTTAATGCGCAGATTGTAAAATCTCAAGCACGCCTTGCTGACCTAGAAAAGACACAAACAGAACTAAACCTTGCCCAAGGTTTAAACGCTGATGGTAGCAAGAAAACTGCTACACAGGTTCTTATGGCACAAAGGGAAGAAACAGCAGCAACCCGCGCCACGCTTGAAGCCAGCAACCCATTATTTAATAAAGCAGCAGGACCGCCATCTGCGCCCGCTGGTTATGTGTATAGGTGGATTGGTGGAACTACCACTGGTCAATATCAATTATATTCAACTGGTGCAGGTACAGGCGGTACAGTCGGTACGGGTGGAACTGACGGCACAGGTGGTGCTACTGGAGCCTTCACATGGACCGACCCAGATACTGGTGTAATAAAGACATTTAACTCTGCAGCAGAACTAAACGCATTTGTTACAACTTGGTCTACAAAGAAATCATCTGACTCAGCAACATCCGCAGCAGCAGCCGCTGCTAAGGCTAAGGCTGAAATAGAAGCACAGGCAAAAAGAACTGCGCAACAAGACTTCAAAGCCGCTCTTACCGAAATGGGTCTTGCTGATTTAGCAGATACCGTTGATGAGATGATTCGTCAGGACTTTACTGCATCACAGATTAAACTTGAACTGCCTAAGCAAGAAGCATATATGAAGCGTTTTCCAGGCATGAAGGCTTTGCGAGATGCAGGACAGGCTGTTAACGAGGCTACATATATCTCAATGGAGAAGGGCTACCTTCAAACACTTGGAGCCTACGGTTTAGATTCTGGAGTATTTGGTACTCGCGCTGAACTAGGTAAGTACATTGCTAATTTAGTATCACCACGCGAATTCGAGGAGCGAGTAAATATCGCCAAGACTCGCGTTGCTGATAATGCAGATGTAGTCAAGCAACTCAAGGGTTACTACCCAGAGATTGATGATTCAGCCGTTGTTTCATATCTGCTCAACCCCACAAAGGGTATGGACATTATTAAGAAGCAGGTTCGTGCTGCTGAGATTGGTGCTGCTGCAACATACGCAGGGTTCACTGACCTTGGAGGCAAGGCTTCATTAGGTACAGGTTATGCCGAGTCACTTATCGGAGCCACTGGTACTGCAGATTTAGCAGCACTTAAGAAAGACTTTGGGCAGGCTAAGACACTTGCTCGTACACAGTCACGCCTTGCAGGTATCGAAGGTCAGACTTACAACGATACAGAAGCAGTCAATGCAGCCATTGCTCAAGAGCAGGCTTCAATACTTTCTTCACAACGCAGAGCCGAAAGAGAAACGAAGTATCGTTTCGGCGGTTCAAGCGGCGTTGGTTCTACTTCGCTGAAAAGCACTACGAACCAATAAATAGAATCCTGAACGGACCCACCAGCCCCGTCAGCGTAATAGTCTGGTAGCAATAGCCGACATGGTTTCCCCGAACCGCGTTTGTGGATTGCGAATACAACTAACAAGGGAGATAGGTAGATGGCTACCAATTACGAATACGATGACGAAGATGACTTCACCGAAGAAGGTGGAGATGTCGTTAAGCAACTACGGAAAGTAAACCGTACGCTCGAAAAGCGTTTAAAGGAACTTGAGGCAGAGGCTAACGGTCTGAAAATTCAGACTCGTCAGCGTACAGTCAAGGATGTACTGACAGCAAAGGGTATCAACCCAAAAATCGCAGCATTTATCCCACAAGATATTGAGGGAGAAGAAGCAATCTCAGGATGGCTCAATGAACATGGCGATATTTTTGGGGTTACCCCGCCAGAAGAAGCAAAACAAGACAGCGAAGATGTATCTGCTGCAAAGAGAATCGCCAACACAATCAACAGCGCAGCAGCGCCAACGATTGATGAAGATGCATTAGCAAAGATTCTATCCGCAGAAGGTCCCGCTGCTTTGAACGCCATCCTTGGTATTAACTAACTTACAAACTACCAATCACCTTAGGAGGTGAACTAAATGGCATATACAGACACAACAGCAATCGCTGGTCTTATCAAGACAGCGTATGACCGCTATGTTGAGTTCGCTCTGCGCAGCCAGCCAATGATTCGTTCAGTGGCAGACAAGCGCCCAGCACAGCAAGCCATGCCAGGTTCAACCGTTGTATTCTCACTCTACAACGACTTGGCGGCTGCTACTTCAACACTCGGAGAAACCACAGATGTCACAGCAGTGGCATTACCAGATGTATCAACCGTTTCTGTCACACTAGAAGAAAAGGGTAACGGCGCACTTGTTACACGCAAGTTGCAGTTATTCTCACTTTCAGATGTTGACCCAGCAGTTGCAGACATCATTGCCTATAACATGGCAGACTCCATTGACCAACTCGCAATGTCAGCACTTAACGGCGGAACTTATGTTCAGTATGGTGGAGCAACAGCGACATCAACAGCAACCGTTACAGCAGCATCAACTATTGATTCTGCAGACATCCGCAAGTTAGTTGCAAAATTGCGCACACGCAAGGCTGTACCACGCGAGGGTAACCTCTACTGGACAGGCATCCACCCAGAAGTTTCACACGACCTTCGTGCTGAGACAGGCAGTGTGGGTTGGCGTGATATTCACTCACTTACAGATTCAGGTCAGGGTAACCTCTGGGCTGGAACCATCGGTACATACGAAGGTGCTTTCTTTGTTGAAACTAACCGCATGTATTCTGCTAAGTCAGGTGCAGACCAGTCAACACTCGCAACAACAGCAGTAACTGTTGCTGGAACATCAGGAGGATTTACTTTTGGTGTTGCTTCATCTGCGGTTATTGCTACTCGCGCAGAAGTTGGCGATAAGGTTTCAGGAACAGGCATTGCTTCAACAGCCAAGATTTCTGCAATCTCAACCACAGGTTCAACAACAACATTTACTCTTACTGTAGCAAATACTGCTGCAGTAACAGCAACAACTGTTGTTACAGTAACTCCAGTAACTCGCGTTTACAGCACAATCTTGTGCGGTAAGCAGGCACTTGCAGAGGCTGTAGCAGTTGAGCCAAATGTTGTTATCGGACCAGTTACAGATTCACTCATGCGTTTCCGACCAATCGGTTGGTACGGCGTACTTGGATTCTCTCGCTACCGCGAAGAATCTCTATACCGCATTGAATCAGGTTCTTCAATCGCAGCATTGTAGTTGCAACGGGGGGCAGGGCTTCGGCTCTGCTCCCCTCTAACTAAGGACATAACATGTATAGATTTACAACACCAACAGTTGAAGAAACCCCAGCAGGTGGCGGTCCTTTGTTTTCTCGCATGACACTACATCAAGGCATTTCAGTTCTCCGTACGCAGGGCGTGTATTCCTCCTACAGATACCCATCGCTTACGGAAGTAATAGCAGCAGAAGAAGTTTATTTAGGCGGGCATATCTATGAAGTAGATGATGAAGCCGCAGTCCGTTTAACCTCAGCAGGTTACGGGGAGTACCTGGAGGCAATTTAATGGCATGTAGAACGGGCTGTCCAACGCAAGACCACGCTAATTGGGGCGAGTGTCTGCGAGCATCGAACCTAGAGTTCGGGACAGGCGATGCAAACTCATCAGCGAGTATGCCTAAGAAAAAATTTGAAGCAGAACTGCAAGCGTATAGAGATGCTAGAAAGCAAGGCATCCAGCCAACTGGAACATCAATGGCTAAAATACAAGCAGCAGTAGACCTTTCCAATAAGGCTGGTAAAGCCTTTGATGGAAACACTAACTCATTTAAAAACTAAGGGAGGAAACCATGGCACCAAAGAAAAAACCTGTCGTAAGACAGAAAAAAGTTATAGATTTAGATACTTACTCCGCTCTTGATGCCTATGCGATTACCCTTAACGAGTATTTCAAGTCATTAAGAAAAGCAGGATTTACTGAGACTCATGCCTTCTGGCTTATGTCAGATAAAGAGAGTTACCCAGATTGGATTCTTCCAATCAAACCGTTAGAAAAAATATCAGGCAACGACTATGAAGAAGATGAGGATGAATAATGTCAGTTAAAGGCGAGAAGTACACATCAATGGCAGCAAAGAAGAAGCACGAAAAAACAGAAGGTCCTGCTATGCGCATGAAAGAATACGGCGCAAAGAAGAAGGCTGCTCCAAAGAAGATGGGCAAGAAGAAGTAATGTGCATCGAGTGCGGATGTTATTCAACCAAGACACCTTACGGTGTTGGCGGAAGCGCAGTTAATAAGCCAGCCTCTGCTGATGCAAACAAGTACAACTCTATCGCTGCAAAGCCAGCACAGGAGATGAACAATGAAGATGACTAAGAAGGCTACAAAAGTCAAGAAGGTTATGGGTGAGTTTAAACGCGGAACCCTACACTCTGGTAAGGGTGGACCTGTTGTTAAGTCCAAGAAGCAGGCAGTCGCTATCGCAATGAGCGAAGCAAAGATGGCAAAGAAGAAGAAGTAATGGCAGACCCAAGATTAAAGCGAGCAGGAGTATCAGGGTTTAATAAACCAAAGCGTACGCCTAGCCACCCAACAAAGTCACATGTAGTTGTAGCAAAGTCGGGAGAGCAGGTTAAGACTATTCGCTTTGGTCAACAGGGTGTCACTGGCGATAAGAAGCCAACAGCACGACAAGCATCATTTAAAGCACGCCATGCGAAGAACATTGCCAAGGGCAAGATGAGCGCAGCGTACTGGGCAGATAAGGTGAAGTGGTAATGAAGAAAGCATTTTGGGATAAGAAGAATCCAAACAAGAAGTCAACCCCTCTAACACCAGCCCAGAAAACTAAGGCTAAGGCAATGGCTAAGAAGGCTGGGCGACCATACCCAAACCTTGTTGACAACGCAGCAGCAAAGCGAAAGGGTAAGTAATGGCAACAGGAGTAGCAGGAAGCACGCTAGTCGGTGAGTTAAACCGTCTGGCTGGAGTCACAGATAGAGCAGCCTTTAAAGGGCTACTGGGGGCTGCTAACGCCTATGCAGGAACTACTGGCAAAGGATTGCTTGGAGCCTTGAACTACAAGGCAAGCACAAGCCGTACCCCAAATGACTTCAAGGGCTTGACCGCAGTATGTAATGAACTGGCTGGAACCACAGGCAAGTCTGCCGTGGATGCCCTAAGGAGTATTAACCTATGAGTACATTTAATGCATTGGCTGAGCGTGTTGACACGCTCCTTCATGGATACTCCATTGCTACAGAGGCAACCACATGGCTTACTACCTCTGCTACTGCCGCCTCAAAAACTCTTACCCTTCACGATGTCGGAGTCCTTGGTCGTGGGTTTATCCAGATTGACGATGAGATTCTTCATGTTCACTCTATTGACCCAGCCAACAGCCAGGTAACCATTTCCCCTTGGGGCAGAGGACAGCGTGGTACTGCTGCGGCAGCGCATGCAACAAATGCAAAGGTAACTGTTGCTCCGCTATTCCCACGCAATGAGATTAAGCGTGCTATTAACGACACCGTTAATGCAATGTATCCAAACATATTTGGCGTAGGTCAGACAGAGTTTACTTATATCGCTAACCGCACAACATACGATTTGCCAGATTCAGCAGAGCAGATTCTTAATATCACACACGAAACAATCGGACCATCTAAAGAGTGGCTTCCTGTTCGTGCGTATAACTTTGACCGTATGGCTAATCCAACAGCCTTCGGTACGGCAGGTGAACTGGGTAAGAGCGTAAGCGTTCTTAGTCCAATCATGCCAGGTCGTAAAGTCAATGTGGCTTACGGCAAGCGCCCAACAGTATTCACAGACGGTGACCAAGAGTTCTCAACTTGGACAGGGTTGCCTAACTATGCAGAAGATGTAGTTATCTACGGAGCAGCGTTTCGTATGGTTTCTTTCATTGACCCATCACGCCTTGCACCTCAGTCAGCATCAGCCGATGCTCTCGATATGCAGCAAGGCGCTCGCACAGGTGAATCAACATCACGCTTCTTGTTTAATGTTTATCAACAGCGTTTAAATGAAGTTGCTGAGAATCAGCGCCGTCAATATCCAACTCGTTCCCACTATCAAAGATAGGTAAATAAATGGCAGCAGGCGACCCAGGTACACTAAAGCGGAACTATTCCGCCATTGCAGTAGAGACAACTCTTACTGCTGCTCTTGCTTCTCAATCTCAAGGTGATGCAAACACATCGTTTGTTATAGCCTCAGTATCAGGATTCCCATCATCGTTTCCTTATTCACTCATTGTAGACCCTGATACAAACAAGGAAGAAGTAGTCACTGTCTATGGCGGCGCTGGAACCACACTCCAAGTTTATCGTGGGCAGGACAACACACAGGCTGTAGCACACTCAGCGGGTGCAACTATTCGCCACGGTATCTCAGCCCGCGAGTTCAAGGAACTCCAGACACACATCGCTGCACGCGGCTTTGTATCTGACACAAGCATCCTCAACAATGTGGACACACATGTTCACGGTATTTCTACTGGCGAAGGTGATGTAGTTGGAACACTTAAGACACAAACTCTAGCCAGCAAAACACTTACATCCCCACTTGTATCAGGGCTAACACTGACAGATGCAAGCATTGTATTTGAAGGAGCAACTGCCGATGCTTTTGAAACAACGCTTACGGTTACTGACCCAACTGCTGACCGCACTATTACGCTTCCAAATGTCACAGGAACTGTGGCAATTCTTGATGCAGCACAAACGATTTCTAACAAAACTCTTTCTAGCGATACTCTGGGTAGCGACCTTGCTGCTGGTGGATTCAAGGTAACAGGACTTGCAACACCATCTGCAAACGCAGATGCAGCAACTAAATTATATGTAGATACTCAGGTATCTAATCTTGTTGCCTCAGCACCTGGAACTCTTGATACTCTCAACGAGTTGGCAGAGGCTCTTGGCGATGACCCAAACTTTGCAACAACAATGACCAATGCTCTAGCAGCCAAGTTGTCACTAGCAGGTGGCACAATGACTGGCGCTATTGCAATGGGTACAAACAAGATTACTGGTCTTGGAACTCCAACAGCATCTACCGATGCAGCCAACAAATCTTACATTGACACAATGGCATCTAGCGCTGGTGCATCTTCTACCGCTGCGGCTCTATCTGCAGCAAGTGCAGCGGTAAGCGCATCAAGTGCAGCAACATCAGCATCTAGCGCTGACCTTTCATATACAAACATTATTGGTACAACAGGTTCTGGTCTTGTCCGTGATATGGGTGATATTACAACAACCGACACGACAACTACTACCTATATCAACATTGCAACTGTTGCCGCCGCCGCAGCAACTAGCGCATCAAGCGCTTCAACCAGTGCAAGTTCTGCTGCTACTAGCGAAACTAATGCTGCTGCAAGCGCCGTTGCTGCTAATACAAGTGCTAACAATGCATCGGCATCTTCTTCACAGGCTGCTGTATCTGCATCATCGGCAGCGACAAGTGCTACCGCTGCTGCTACATCTGCAACTAGCGCTGCAGCAAGTGCAACAACTGCATCTAACTCAGCGGCAACAGCATCTACATCCGCTGGTCAGGCTGCAACTAGCGCAACAAGTTCTGCAGCAAGTGCAACACTTGCAAACAATTGGGCAACACTTACATCTGGTCCAGTTGCAGGCGGAGAATACTCTGCTAAATATCACTCACAACTTTCAGCAACCAGTGCTACTGCTTCGGCATCTAGCGCTTCGGCTGCTGCGACAAGTGCAACAAGTGCTGCTGCCAGTGCTACCGCTGCAGCAACATCTGCTACATCCGCTGCTGCATCAGCAACCGCTGCTGCTACCAGCGCTACATCGGCTGCTGCTTCGGCAACGGCTGCTGCAGGTTACATCCCAGCCATTAGCGCAGGAGTTAATGGCTACTTCTTAACAAACAATGGAACATCCGCTTCATGGTCTAACCTATCCGATTGGGGAACAATCTAATGCCATTTGCATTTCAGCGCCGTAGAGGCACAACAGCACAACATGCATCCTTTACAGGTCTACTTGGCGAATTGACAGTAGATACCGATAAGGACACAGTAGTAGTACATGATGGAGCCTTAGCAGGTGGATACCCTCTTGCTAGAGCAAAGGGTGGAACCCTTGAAGATACAGTAGTTCGAGGACTTGAGGAAGATGTAAATGTTGTGGCTTCTGCTGCAACTGGAACAATCAACTTAAATGTTGAAACTGCTTCTATCTGGTACTACACATCTAACGCAACAGCCAACCACACACTTAACATTAGATACAATGCTACAGCAGGGTCTTTGAATACTGCTCTAGCGGTTGGTGATGCTATTACCGTAGTATGGCTTAACACCAATGGTGCAACTGCTTATTATCCAAGCACAATCCAGATTGATGGAACTACTGTAACCCCAAAGGTTCCAGTAGCAATCACGGCTGGTAACGCATCATCTATTGATGCCTATGTATTTACAATCATTAAGACAGCATCTGCTACATTTACTGTGCTTGAAACACAAACTAAGTTTGCTTAATAGGGGGTAGTTATGCCATTGCTAACAACGCAATCCGCTAAGGGATTTGGATGGGGTAAGTTTGCAGAATCTGCAATTACAAGCGATTATGAATCTATACAAACTATTACTGTAGGTTCTGGTGGACTTAGAACTGCAAGTTTTACATCTATTCCAGCAACCTTTAAGCATCTTGAAATTAGACTTTGGGGTTATAGCAATAGAACCGACAATATTATTGATGACTACAATATAAGAATCAATGGAGATACTGGCTACAATTATTCTTATCACTTCATAATTGGAGAGGGTGGAGGAACTACGCCTAGTTTTGGAAACGGTGTTTCTGTTAGCACAATCAATAGTTCTCCTTGTATTGGTACGGTAAGAAGTGGTGGTATTTCTAATGGTGGAGCAATTATTCAAATACCAGACTATGCAAATACAAATAAACTTAAAACATTAAAGTTAATTGGTGGTTGTGATTTAAATGGAGCAACCTCTCCTGCTCCTGGTCGTGCTGGCATAGTTTCTGGTGTCTGGCAAGGTTCAAATAATGCTATTAGCCAAATAGATTTATTTGCTTCTCAGACCTATAACTGGGGACAGTATACCAATATCGCTCTCTACGGAATTAAGGGGTAACGGCTATGGCTGCAGGTCCAACTTATGTACCAATCAATAACACAACATTAAGTTCTTCAACAAATGTTGTTACCTTCTCATCTATCCCAGCAACTTATACTGACTTAGTTCTTGTATGCCGTATGGCAGCAACAAGTCCAGCAGCAAATGCTTTTAAACTTGATTTCAACAGTGGCGCTGCAGGTTCTGTTCACTCTCAAACTAACTTGCGTAGTGATGGTTCTACTACTGGTTCAAGCAGAGAACAAAATGAAGCAAATGCAAGATTTCTTACATCAGTAAACCCAGGTCCAAGTGGAACTGAATATATCCACATATTAAATTATTCTAATACAAATACATATAAAAACATAGTATCTCTTGGCGGAGATGTTGGTTATGGTGTTGAAATAAATAATAATAGTTGGCGTTCATATTCTGCTATCTCATCTATAAGTATTTTTTTTAGTAGCCCTACTGGAAACGCTATGCTTTCGGGTTCACAATTTACATTATACGGAATTAAGGCGGCATAACTATGGCTAAAGGATACGAGTTTATTAGCAGCAGCATTGCTTCATCTGGTGCAGTGGGTTCACTATCGCTGACATCTATTCCATCTGGGTATGCAAGTCTATTGTTGATTATGTCATTAAGAAGTGCTAGAACTAACTCTGCAGATGATGGTTTAAAACTTACATTTAATGGTGAAACTGCAGTGACAAATAATAATTCCACATTTTTTTATGGTTATGGAAACACTTACAGTCAAGGTTATAGTGGTGAATCAGGATACCTAAACGGAGATTTGGCTACTGCTAATATATTTTCTTCACACGAAATCCTTATACCAAACTATACGGATGCCAACACAGTCAAACCTTATCTTGCATTTAGTACAACAGAAAATAATGCGGCAGGAGCGTTGATGGATGTTCGTGCTATGAGATGGGGAACATCAGGCGGTGCTGCAATTACAAGAATTGACATAGCAGCAGCAACGGGCAACAACTTAAAACAATACTCATCAGCATACCTATACGGCATACGACAATCATAAGGAGATACAATGACAACAGACACACCAATGGTTCTTGAGAAGAACTGCACAACTGGAGAAGAAATCCTCCGCCCTTTTACAGCAGCAGAACTTGCTCAATTAGAAGTAGATGCAGCAGCCTACGCAATAAAAGAAGCAGAACAAGCAGCAGCAGCAACAGCACTTGCTGCGCTCAAGGCATCTGCTAAGGCTAAGTTGGTAGCAGGCACACCTCTTACAGAAGCAGAAGCAGCAACAATCGTTCTGTAATTAAATGGATACATTAGTAACCGACATAGTTCCGCTTATGCGGGACATAGATGATGCAATAGATGAAGCGGAAGAACAAATATACTAAGGAGATACAGTGGCAATAACTAGCCGTGCGCCCCATATTACCGAACGCCCAGTCATTGACCTATCTGGTTCCGTATCTCAATACTACGAAATCACAAGCAATGCCTTTGACATCGCTATTGCGGGCTTACCGTTTGTCTTTGCTATTACTGACTCTACCCCTTACCGCCGACAGACTGCAGAGTTTCGTACTCAGCGCTTTGACAACGGGCGTGACCCAGGTGAGCAGTCGCTCTCTGGCTCAGGCTATTGGATTCGCTCTCAGTCATCCTTTCATTTAGGCACAGGCATTAACTATGCTGAGCCATTGGAAGGTGATGTAGAGCAGATAAAGTTTCGTTACAAATCATCTACTGGCATTGACCCTTGGACTGCTGGACAATTATCACTGCTTAAGAACACCTCACTACAAGAGCCAAGCACTACCAAGTCTCAAGTATTTTCAACAACAATCGGCGCTGACAACTTTCTTATCCAAGTAAACAACTCAGCCTCAGATACTAAGCGCATTATTAAAATATCTGCA